CCAAAGTGTCCAAACGTCCGTCGTTTTCCACTTTCTTTTTGAACTTGCGCAGCATCTTCTCAAAATTGTCCCCATCCGCTTCAACTCTCAAACCTGTGATAACTGGCTGTCTGCCTTTCATGATTGATTTCCTTTTTTTCTCATTTTCTTAAACTTTACCAAAGGATCAACTTTTCCTTCGATAAATTCTCGAGTGATGGTCACAGATTGAACTGCTGCCATCTTATCCTCGCTTAGTTTGAACTGCAAAGGTGTTAGCTTTTTGTCCAAAATACTTCTCAAGCTTCTTGCACCTGTACCCAGTTTGATTGCTTGTGTAGCCACAGCTTCCAATCCATCCAAGGTAAACTTTAGCTTGATCGGAGAAAAGATTTCTTGATATTGTTTTACAATGCTGTCTTTGGGCTCTGTTAATACTTTGATCATCTGTGTCTGTGTTAGTGCTTCGGTATATGTAATTATCGGCAATCTTCCGATGAGCTCAGGAATTATGCCATATTTGACTAGGTCTTGTGCAATTACGTTTTCCCAGTCTAATTTTTTATTTTTGTCTACAACAGCAGAAAATCCAATACCATTAGCACCTTGCTGTCTCTGCTCTAATATTTTATCCAATCCCACAAATGCGCCGCTGCAAACAAAAAGAATCTGACTCGTATTTATGTCCACTGTGTCCACCATGCCCAACTTGCGACTGGGTTCCGGCGGGACTGCGACAACGTGACCTTCAATCATCTTGAGAAGAGATTGCTGTACACCTTCACCACTTATATCTCTACCCAGTACAGAACTATCTCCTGCTTTGGCAATCTTGTCAATTTCGTCAATGAACACGATGCCTCGTTCCGCTAGCTGAATGTCTCCGCCCGCAGCCTGTATAAGCTTGCTGAGTAGAATCTCTACATCATCGCCTACATAACCTGCCTGTGTGAGAGTAGTAGCATCACCTATTACAATGGGAACGTTGATCATTTCTGCAATGGCTTTGACCAACAGCGTTTTCCCACTGCCAGTTGGCCCCAATAAAAGCACGTTGCTTTTTTCTACCTTTACAGGATTTTTTTGAAAGGTCTTTTGCAGTCTTTTGTAGTGGTTGTGCACTGCTACACTCAAAGAAACTTTTGCACTATCCTGCCCAATAACAACTGTATCTAAATGTTGTTTGATTTCCGAGGGACTTGGGAATTTTACTTTGGGTTTTTTGACCTTAATCTTGGGCGCACTATCTTTTTCTAATAGGTCTTTGATAGAATCAAAGCATATATTGCATATAGCGACTTCACTGCCAACGATCAATTTATGAACTTCGTTCTGTGTTCTCTGGCAGAAACTGCAATGTTGTATTACATTTTCTTTGTATTGCATTGTTTATTATCCCGCCGATGTTTTCATCGCTAAGTTGCCTTAGTGATACTTTGTATATTTTATTTAACGAGTTGCTGCTGGTTTCCCAATAATAACAATTTAACTTGTTTAGAAAAAAGCCAGTTACCCAGTTGTTCAAGTCAGGATCTTCATAAATTATCATGTCTGCTACAGCCGCCACTGATAGGTTGTAGTCCAGCTGTTCGGGATCTAACTTTAGATCATACAGTACCACATTGGTAATATTGTAGGCAAAAGAAACTGATGTGGTAATTTTAGATTGCAGTTGTGGTTTGGAGTTTAGCATTGCAATGCTAAATCCAGTGTGACTAATATCAGGATGCGTTAACAGACTTATCATTTTCCAAATACTTTAGTATCGCATCACATTCAGACCAAGTCAATTCTTCCACAGTCATCTTTTCTTGGCCTAGCTTGTCTAGTAGGTCTTTGACTCTTTCCAAACTAATAGCCACAGGCTCAGCAGGGTTGTTGTAGAGAACGCCGTCTATTTTCATAACATTGGGAGAAACATATTGTATGCGCTTGGCAATGTCTTCTTTAATAGTTCCCGTGTTATCAACTGCAACACTTGCGGGTTCCCATGATTTAGATTCTCTGTTCCAAGTTATTTCGGACGTGGCAGGCTCAACAGTTTCCTGTTTAACCTCTGATGTCCAATCCTTAATGCCCCTGTCCCAGTTTGGTTCTTCTACTAGTTCCAATTTGGGTTCATTGAATAAGTGGCTCGTAAAATTGATATCTTCTTTGGGCAATCTTTCTGCCGCAGCTTCTTTAACTTTTTCAAACTGCTCGTCTGTCAAAGGACCATCGTCGGGTTCATAGGCAGGTTCGTCTTTGGGTTTCCTGTCCTCTCGCCACCATTCAAAACTTTGATTGGCTGCTAGGATCAGCACCAATGCCAAGGGATCAAACACTGACACTAGTAGTATAATCACCCATCGCACCGCTCTTTCTAATAGATCGTTGTTGGGATGGTCACCATAGATCAGCTCTGCTATGTAGAGCACCGGACCCACGTCTGCTACGTTTTTACGAACCTGCGCAGACAAAGGTTCTTTTTGTTTTTGAAGTTCAACAATGGCTGCTTGGCTCTTGCTGATCTCATCTTGAAGAGTTTTTCGCTCTTTGGCCTGACTGCGGCGTATAGCGACTGAACGATCTGCCCCATGTTCATCTGTTGTACGGCCCAACATCTGATCAACCTGACTATCAAGCTGTTGCAGTGCTTTTTTGTCTTGGGCAATGTTGTCTCTTTCGGTGTTTATCTTCTCATCTAACACAGATACCTGTGCTTCTACGTCACCTGCAGATGCAGCTTGGCTGGTATGTGCCTTGCTTAGACCACCAAATATGCCCATGCTGGTAATTACCATTAGCACGGCGATAGCAGGCACAAGATACATCTTGAAAGGCAGTTTGATGCGCTTCCAGTTGTTGTGTAACCAAACCGTGCTGGTTATTTTCCCCAGTTCTAGCGCGCCGCCCATGATAATAATGGCCTGTACAGCGCCCGGGAAAACAGCAGCCAAACCCATCAGTGAGTACCAAGCACTCACTGTGGATATGACTAGGGCCACCAGTAGAATGAAGATTCCAAATATCATGTAGTATTTAGCTTGCTCTCCTCTAGGAATCGAGCAATATTCCTCAGTCTTGCGGCATCTTCGGGAATAGCATTGTTTTTCATCCTATTACAGCGTTCACAAATGACCCAAAGATTTGCAATATCATTGGTGCCACCGGCATTGCGTGGCAGCTTGTGATCTGTGCTGGGCGTGGTAGAATCAGTCTTGCCAACATTGTTTTTGCCAATACCATAATTCAACTTGCTTTCACACAAGGGACAGTGTGTGGGGCAGAGTTCAAGAAAGGGGGTGTATTCCACCCCCCACTTGCCGCAGTTCACATGCGCCCAAACTGGTCTGAGATCCTTGGTCTTACATACAATCGCAAAAAGGTCGCGATTGCAGTAAGTTTCAGGATTGTATTTGGAATACAAGTAAGTCATTAGAGGACTTCCTCATCTTCCAAATCTTCCTCACTAACAGGTTGATCGCCCGTCATCACATTAATAGTAATAGCAAACGGCTGATCAATCAACTTGTTGCCAGTTTCCTGTTCATAGACACTGATGATAGAGCTGGCAACCTTTTCACGGGCACCCATGCCTTTATGGTTAGTAGGATAATCAGTCCTGAACGCATGGGCAACTGCTTGAATAAACTCACTGCCGCTGTCGTAGTGCGTCCGTACATGATAGAAGCAGTCATTGAACGTGCTTTCATCATAGCAGTTACTGGTCATCAACATATCATACAACTTGAGGAAACCAAGCACAGTGACCATGTCGATCTTGTCATGGGGCCAAAAGTTACGATAACGGCAAAGAATGGACTCCAGTGCTGAGTTACCATAGTTCTCACTGGCATCGTAGAGATGGCTAATGTGCGTGATGCAGCCCGCCTGCTTCTTCCAGTAACTGGTTTGGCAGTTGGCGTTAACCACCGCAGCCTCAATAGCCAGTGCCTCTGGATCCTTCATGGTGCACTTCTGCTTGTGAATGAAGTACTTGGCCATGGGCTTGCTGTCAGTATTAAGAGCCAGCAGCTGGATACTCTCAATAACAGGATCCGTGCTTTCCACATAAAAGCAAGGAATCTCGGCAGTCAAACCATATTGGATCAACCAAACGATCATATGCTGCTGACCATCGGCAGCATAGTAGCGGTCTTCAACTGGATCATATCGACACTGGAGTGGGGTAACGCAGTTGATGTCCCACTTACCGTCGAGCTTCTTCATATGCGAGGGCTCGGGCCAACGTTGACGTTCATAGTTAATGAAAATCTTATGAACCGGCACCCAAGCGAACTTCAAAACAGTTTTGGGATCTGTCCTGGGAGGAGACAAAGGAAATTTCAAATCCAAACGACGGGCACAGATCTTGGCCACATCGCTGATGGGAACGCGCCTATCTCGCAGGCCGGCGCTGGGGTCAAATGCCTGCAAGGACATCTCAGTCTTCTTACTCATAAACACCTCTTGTATAATTGCACATAAATTTCCCTATCAAGCTTTCAGCATAGGGCTGACTTAACCTTAAGTCAGAATACAAGTATACTATCTTAGATGTAATAAGTCAAGACTAATGTCTAGGATTTGGAAAAAGTATATTATCCATGTAGTTTTTAGCAGCAGATTCGCCGATCATTCTGCTCAACACATTTAGCGTCTTGTCATTCTTGCGCTGCTGCACACAGTAGCTTTCCTGTTTTTGGTAAACAGCTTCTTCATCCCACACATGTTTCAGTGTTTGGTTGATCTGCAACCTATTCAAATAACTGTTGAGAAGATTGATGCCACAGACCAAAGCACGCTCCAATTCAATTTCATCATCCATGGTAATGGCCACAAACTCGTTACTAAAGCAGGTGCCCCAGTCTGGAATCTTGCGCTTGTTCTTGAACTGATAGTCCATGCTGCCCCATTCGCTCCAACCTTCCCAAGCTTCCACAGTGGGGCTCAAATCAATATAGCAACCACTGGGACGGTTTTGTCCTGTGATTACATCAAACCCATATATGGGACTGGGGTCGTTTAGATTCGGAAATACTGTGACATGTAGGACAGCAATTGCAGGGTTGGTGAATTCCTGTACATGAGAGCGGCGGTAGCTAGTGCCCGCCCAAACGTTGTTGCGCCATGTATATTGAGCAACACCCAACTCAGTTGCATCTTTAGCCAAAATTTCTCTAAAACTCTCGGCATATTTTGAAACCAAATCAAAGCAGGAGGTCATTGTTAATTCTCGTGGCATATTCAAATGCCAGCTTGGCTTCATCCACAATCTGTTCCTGCACTGGGCCTACAATGCCGCGAACATCTGCCATGGACTGTTTGGCATCTTTCCAATCTAGGTAGCTGTGATAGAACTTGCATTTGTTGGCTATCATGCTTCCGCCATTCATGTCACCCAACCATCTCACATACAAATGAGCAATGAGCTGGACATCATCTAGACTCAAAAGATGTTCTACATATTCAAAAGTGGATGGCACAATTTTTCCTTGGGTTTTAAATTCGTGCTTCATGCTACGAAGATCGTTTATGATATGACTTGCCCTGCCAAGTCCCATGCTACCCAGCACGGTCAAACGTGATTCGATAACAGTGTAGATTAAAAACAAGTTGGTTAGGTGATCTATCCAAAGCTGTCCTTCATAGTCCCCGGTTACCATTTTGCGCATGAATTCAGTTTTTTCGGCAGCTTTGTGCGCTTCCCAAGTTGCTTCTTTAAGTGTGGTTGTATTGCTCATGCAGCTATTTAATCTAAGAAGCCGTCAAGCTTTTAATTTTTCTTTTGGTAATAGCGCCATGTTTTTTTATTCTGTGACAGAAAAGTTTTCCTCCTTCCTTTTCATAGCTTTCGTAGGTCTCTATGTATCTTAGCACCTTTTTAATGAACTTTTGCTGCACATATTCGTCGGTTCTCACTGCATATTCATTTAATTCGCTGCAATGAGAATCTTTGGTTTTAAACTTGATTGCACGATCACGGGCTCCTCGAATTCCATACCTTGCTACTAAACTTTGAGCGGCGTTCAGTGCATAGCATTCAATTTCATCTGGATCCTGCCAATATTCCCAAGGCACATAATTTGCCCAGTAGTTTCTAGTTCTACTCTGTCTAACGTGATTGAGCTCGTGTACTAGCGTTTTAATAAGGAGATGCATCAGTCTTTCTTTGCTGCCGGGTTCGGCATACTCTGGCCAGTTCCAACGCCATATGGCCAGTGTTATTGCTTTCTTTTTCTTTTTGTCGGCATAGGAATCGTACAAACCACTGACCGCGAACTTTCTTTGTTCGGGCAGTGGTTTCTTTTCTGCAACCATTCTAATATTGATATACTTGCGTAGGTCAACTATTTGATAGTCCAGCCATTCCTTAAAGCCGACGTTTTTAAAATGTTTGCTTGCATAGCGTGACCAAAAATATTGTTCAACTTCAATAAACCAATATCGTCGATTTAGGTTAACTTTGAAATCTTCTGTTAGTCTAACGACTAAACTTGGTCGTTTTGCCATGCATGGGTTTCTCCTAGGTTGCTATAATTCCTGCGGGGGCCTTAACAATGCTGCTAGTCTTAGATTCGTAGAGTTCAGCAATATTAGTATCCGGGGGTGCGTACCCCATGATTGCTTTTCTAAGCACGGGTACCGGCTTGTCTTTGTCTGCCATGATCATCCATTTGAGTAAATCCATCTGTCCAGTCTGAGGATTGCCGCCGATGCAGCAGGGACGATAAAGTTTAACTTCTTCGTCATCTGCACTAACAATTTTCCCAATCACCTCTTCGCCTGAGTTGAGTTTAAAAACAACAACTTCATCTTCTTTCAAAATTCCTAAATTTTTATTAACTAGCATATGTTTCCTTTATGTAAAGCAAGGGATTATATTTAAGGTCGTAGTTATCATTCGCCAATTTAGTACTATCGCTACCAGACACTTGCGGGGTGTTGTGAAAGCTAAAATGGTTATAATATTTTGGGTTTCCAGTCCCTACCCAGTATTCGTCTTTGGATCTATTAGACACATCTAAATATTCTTTATCCAATTTAGAAATATACAAAGAGTTTGCCCACCAAAAATTGCCAGCATAATAGTTTTTATTAGAATACCATTCCGATCCCACGCAGTCATACTCATCTAGCAGCTTAACATTAGACTTCCATCTAAAAACGTTAAAGTATTCCATGCTCATTACCCAAGCTTTTATTTCAGGATAACAATTTCCGTTAATGACACGGGTTACACCTTTTATATGAGAGTAGAATATTTTGTAATCAGTATTACTAGAACAAAAATCATGCAATGACAGAAGTGTATCTGTTTCACCATCATGATTTTTGTTATAAGTTATTCTAAATTTGTCAAAAACATAAGGAAATACAAAATCCGGACCAGCGTTAATTCCAATATGAACAAATTCGCAGGCTTCATATAACCCGCTGATAAAGATATTTTGCATCTGCTCTAAAAAACAACTTTTCCAGAATTTATTAGATGGAAAAATATGTAAAAACAATGCAATCTTGTTTGACATATTAAAAATCTAACGCATCAAACTTGATATCTTCTGCTTTGGCACTGA